AGGACAAGGCCTGGATACTGCACACAGAGCTAATGGTACACCAAAAGATACAACAAGATTTTGGGATAGTAAAGGTGTAGATGTGTTTCATGGAGATGATGAAACTTCTTATCATGTGCATTTGTTATATACAACTGCAGCAGAAAGCATAAGTTTTAGTTCTGACAATAATTATATGATTAGAACTACTAATGGGAATATTTATGTAGCTGATGGTTCCACAATTTATGAAAGTACAGATAATGGAGATACCTGGACAGCAATGACATCTACTGGATTATTGTATGACATTACAGGTATGGCAGCATTTGGAGATACATTTTATGTAACTACTGGAACTGCAGGAACAACTAACACACAGTTTGCACACTATGAACCAGGTGGTCATGGATGGGCAGTACACAATACAGGTTTTACTGGTGGAATATTTACAGGTGTTTGGTTTGTAAAAGATAGATTAGTTGTTACAGCTAATGATGGAGATGCAGAATACTTATGGCAAGGTAACCCATTTGATGACAGTTGGGCTTCAGATTTTGCTGTAGGAGATACATTGTTAACAGTAGAACCTACACATGAAATTACATCTGTTATAGATGCAGGTGCAGTCATACTCGCAGGAAGCACTAATCATCATGTGTATTCACTTAAAGATGAAGCAGGAACTCTTACTTTAAAAGGACAAACAGAAATACCATTTGAACAAATACATTCTATGGCTGCAGCAGAAGGCATTGTATTTTTAGGGACACAAGAAGAAGGAAGAGAAGTAGGAAGATTTTATCGTTCTGATTTAGTTGTTGCAGATGATTTATATGTATTAGCTAATAGACAATTAATTAAAGAGTGGGTTGTAGATGGTTATGATACTTGTCCACATTCTATGTTTGTGTCAAGAGATAGTGTGTATATGGGAGTGCATGAAGGTTTAAATGAAGTTAACTTGTGGAGATATTACTTACCTACTGCAGGATTAGCTAGAGATTTACAAACAAGTGGTAATGGATTAATTATGGGCATTACACAAAGTAATGGAAAGTTTGTTATATCTGTAGCAAGTTCTGATGTATATAGAGAAACATCTACTTACGAAAGCACAGGTTATCTTATAACTTCTGCTGCAGATTTCTTTACAGCAGAAAGTAAACAGTTTGTTGGTGCAGAAATATCTACATTTTCTATGGAAGATAATACAAATGTAGAACTAAGATTTTCAAATACATTTGAAGATTTAGACAATCCTAATAGTACAAATTTTGGTCTTGCTATAAAACAAACAGAAGGAGTTGGTGACAGCGAAAAACAGATAAGCCCTGTTGCTAGATATATCATTGGAAAATTAATATTAAACTCAACAGATGGTGTTAATACACCTAAAGTTAAATCATTACAGTTTCGTGCTTTGGCTAGGCCTGAACTAGTAGTTGCACAAGTGCCTATAAATATATCAGATAGAGTAGAAAGGCCTGGTAGAAAACCAATTAAAGTAAAAGGATTAGGTGATACTCTTTACAATGAGTTAAGGCAACTTGAAGGAGATGCTGTTACTTTAGAATTATTTGACCCTGATGAAATTATTAGAGGTGTTGTAGAAAGAATTAGTTATCCTATACAAGCCAACACAGATGTAGGCTCAGTAACACATTATGCTGTTCTAACTATTAGAGGAACTAGGCAACCAGTTGTTACTCCAGTATCAAGTTTGTTTACTTTAGGGGTAGAAACACTAGGTAAAATGAGATTTGGTGGTTAATATAATATGGTATCATTGTTTAAACAAGGAGATAAATGACAGCTCAACAAGTTAATTACAGCAACTTTTTTGAAACTACATTAGATGGTAATGTTGGTGCATCAGATACTAACATAACATTATCTGCAGCTCCTACATCTGATGGTACTTCTGCTATATCTGCACCTTTTTATTTGGTTATAGACCCTGACAGTGCAACAAACAAAGAAGTAATATTAGTTACTGCATCTTCAGGCGTTTCTATGACAACTGTAACTAGAGATGTAGAAGGCAGACATTCACCTGATATATCACATTCAGATGGAACTACTGTTCGTATGGCAGTTGTTGGAGAAATGTTTGAAGATTTACATGACCAATTAACATCAGGAACTTTAACTTTAACAAATAAAACATTAACAAGCCCTGTACTAAATACAAGTGTTAGTGGTACTGCAGTACTAGATGAAGATACGATGACATCTAATAGTGCAACACAACTAGCTACACAACAATCAATAAAAGCCTATGTAGACACACAAGTTGCTACTAAAGCAGGTATTGGTTTAATAATAGCTTTAGGATAATTATGGGTATATTATTAATGCTTAAAGAAGGTGGAAGTTTAGGAATAGACACTATTGGTAATTTGCCAATAGATGAAGACATAGATTTATTACCCGATGCAGGTGGCGTATCTCTTGCATTTAGGGAAATAATGGAAGCACTTTCTGTTACCAACACGACAAGTTCGACTGGTCGTGCTATAGTAATGGGAAGCATATAAAAATATATGGAGAAAAGATAAAATGGCAGAAACATTTAAATCAGTAACATTAGATGCAGCTCTAACAATGTCTGACTTAATACCAACAGTAGCAGCAGATACAGAAGTAATTGTTATCTCTTGTCGTGCCACCAATGTTGATGGTGCAGCAGATGCAACAGTAGATGTTGAAGTTACAGATGGTGCTAGTAAAAATGCTTATGTTGCTTATACAATGACAGTTCCTGCAGATAGCTCTTTAGAGTTAGCAGGTACTTCTAAGTTAGTTTTACAAACTGGCGATAAGTTACAAGGGTTAGCATCAGCTACTGGAGATATAGAGTTTTTCGTTTCTTACTTAGAGATTACATAATAAGGAGTACCTATGGCTAAATATGGTTTCACAGGTGCTAAACCTACACAATCTAGTTCTGCCAATACTGGCGTATTTGGCGTTAATGATGTCATTGAACTATTAAATAAAGGTAAATATAAATTACAAACTATTGATGTAGAATATCTAGTTATTGCAGGTGGTGCAGGTGGCGGTGGCGGTACAAATTCAGGAGGCAATCGTTCAGGTGGTGGTGGAGGTGCAGGTGGTTATCGTAACTCATACGCTTCTGAAACTTCAGGTGCAAATTCATCAACTGAAACAGTATTAACTTTAAATACAGGAACTACTTATACAGTTACTGTAGGTGGAGGTGGTTCAGCAGGTGTTAACAGTTCCTCTGCAGGTTCAAATGGTTCTGACAGTGTTTTTTCTACAATCACATCTACAGGTGGTGGAGGTGGAGGTTTAGCTCTTGGTTCTACTGCTTCATCAGGTGGTTCAGGTGGTGGAGGTGGTTCTGCTAGAGGTGGCGGTGCAGGTACAGCTAATCAGGGTTCTACTGGTGGAAACTCATCAAATAACCACAATGCTGGTGCAGGAGGTGGTGGTGCAACTGCTAATGGTTCTAATACAGGTTTAAATACAGGTGGTGCAGGTGGTAATGGTTTATCTTCATCAATAACTGGTTCTGCTACTACTAGAGGTGGTGGTGGTGGAGGTGCAGGTGCAACTTCTGGTAGAGGTGCAGGAGGTTCTGGTGGTGGAGGTAGAGGTGGTTTGCATAGTGGTTCAGGTGGAGTTGGAGGATTAGATGCAGATGCAGGAACAGTAAACACAGGTGGTGGAGGTGGTGGAGGTTCAGTAGATACTTCATCAGGAAATCCTAAAGCAGGTGGTAGTGGAGTAGTAATTCTTCGTTATCCAAACACAAGCACTGTAACTGTTGGTGCAGGTTTAACATCATCTACAGCTACAGATGGTTCAGACAAAGTAACAACATTTACAGCAGGAACAGATACAATAAGTTTTAGTTAAGAGATAGATATGGCACATTACGCATTTATAAAAGACAATTTAGTAACAGAAGTAATTACAGGAAAAGATGAAACTGAAACAGCACCCGAAGGTTTTGCTGATTGGGAAGCATATTACCTAACCAAAAGACCTGACCAAGATGTATGTAAAAGAACTTCTTATAATACAAATGGAAATGCACATGGATTAGGTGGAACGCCATTTAGAGGAAATTATGCAGGTATAGGATATACTTATGATACTTCTAATGATGTTTTTTATGGACCAAAACCATATCCAAGTTGGTTGATTAGTGAAGAAACAAACTGGATTTGGAAAGCACCTGTTGATGAGCCAACATTGACACAAGAAGAAATTGACGCTCAAAGTTACTATCAATGGAACGAAGAAACAACAAGTTGGGATTTGGTAGAATAGATTATGGTAGATAAATCAAACGAATATGGTTTCGTACCTTCAAGTCCTACACAAGCTAGAGGTGCTAATACAGGTATCTTTGAAGTTAATGATGTAACTGATTTATTATTAGCAGAACAATGGTCAGGAGATTTTGGTGCTTTAGAATTAATTGAAACTCAAACATACAGTTCAGGTGTTTCATACATTGATTTTACTTCTATAAATGGTGCAAATTATAATGTACATTTTTTAACTTTTGATGGACTTTCAACTACTGTTGCAGGTACTTCTTTATTTAGTATTAGATATTCAACTGATGGTGGAAGTTCTTTTGTATCAAGTGGCTATCAAAATGCTTATCAAAGTGGAGATAGTGGTGGAAGTTTTAATGAAAACAGAAGTACAAGTGAAAGTGGTATAAGAATAGGATTTTCTTATTCAACTACTTTAACAAGTGGTTATGTATATTTATATAATTTAAACAATTCATCAAAGTATTCTTTTAACAGTTTTCATAGTATTCAGGACAATAGCAAGTTTACTTTTGGGAGTGGTGTTTATCCAACTGCAAATACAGTAAATGCAATAAGAGTTTATGATGTATATTCTTTAGATAGTGGAACAGTATCCCTATATGGAATTGCAGAAAGTTAGATTATGGCAGTAGGTAATTTAGAATTAGTTAAAAAAACTGAAATAACTACTAGTGTTTCAAGTGTTGATATAACAGATGTCTTTTCAGCTAAATATGATGTATATAAAATAACTACTGATAATATGATTTCTGCAAGTGGCACACCTGCACTTGATTTAAAATATATAGATAGTGGTGGAAGTGCTATTGGTAGTGGATATGATAGAGCAAATTTAACACTAAAAGCAGAAACTACTTTTGCAGAAAATAGAAATACAAATGCTTCTAGTGTGGCAAGTGGATTATCTAATGCAGAGAGTAATGGTGCAGGTAGTGTTTCTTATGTGTTTAATCCATTTTCAAGTTCATCATACACATTTCATATAATGCAGGGTAGTTTTTTTGCAAGTGGTAATTTTAGAGGGCAAAAAATGATTTCAGTTTTAAAAAATGTTTCAAGTGTTACAGGTTTAAATATTACTTTTAATGGTGCTAATTGCACAGGTGGTACTATAAAAGTTTTTGGATTGGCTAGTAATTAGGAGTTAAATAATGGCAGGTAGCTTAATAAAAATAGATGAAGAAATAGTTACATCAGCAGTAGCAAGTGTTGAACTAGGTGGAACAGATTGGGATAGTTCTTATGATGTTTATCAATTAGTAATAAGCAATATGGAAATGAGTTTAAATAATGCACAAATAAGGTTAAAGTTTTTAGCAGGTGGTACTCCACAATCAACATCTAATTATGATGAGGCTTCTAAAGTTTTAGTATCAAATACTACTTTTGCAAATAATTCTTTACCTAATTATTCAGCATTTGTTATAACTTATGTTGGTGCTTCTACTGATACTAATGCAAGATTTAACTCAAATCATTTTTTATTTAATATGAATAATGCAAGTGAATATAGTTTTATGACACAAGAAACTTCTGCTTTTAAAAATGGTGCAGTATTAGAGGGCAAACAAGGTGGTGGTGTTTATACAGTTGCTGAAGCACATAATGGTGTAGAAATTACTGCTTTAGGTGGTAATGTAACTGCAGGAACATTTACATTATATGGTTTAAAGAAGTAAGTATAAGAAATATATGGTAACATAGGAGATATTATGGCAACATTAGAAGAACTAACAACAGAAGCTACAGCAGAAATTGAAGCTGCTAAGCCTTTGTACAAACAAGTTAATAAAGAAAGACTTGAATTTACTGATGATGATTATGCACAAGCTGTAACAGACTTAGCTAATTCTAAATGGAACGAACAAGAGTTTGGTTATATACAAGCTAGACAAGAGGCTTATGGCTCTATTGCAGACCAACTTGATATGCAATACTGGGATAAAGTAAATGGCACTAACACTTGGCAAGAGCATATAGCACAAGTTAAATCAGATAATCCAAAACCTGCATAAAGTTTTATGATATAATCCTGCTTATGGATTTCATAATTGGATTTTTATTAGGTATTTTTTTAAAAGATATTCTATCTACTCTTAAAAGATTAAGCACTTGGGATTGGGAAAATCGTAATTACTACGATAAGTCTTACACCTGGCAAGATGACATTTATATGTCAGAGGATGATTTGCCATAAATGTATTGTCGCAAGTGTTCTAAAGAATTACTAGATACAGATGCACTTGCAATATGTGATAGGTGTTTATATGTCAAGTAACAATGGATACACACAGAAGGAGATGCTCGATATGGTTCTCAGAAAATTAGATGATATCGAAAATAAATTAGAAGCTAAGTTAGATAAAGCAGAGTTTTACAAAGTATTAACGCTACTCGTAGCAATAGGTGGAGTTGTTGCAGCGATTGTAATGTAATGCTAAGAAAATTCTTAGCTGTTCTTTTATTAATACCTTTGCCTGTATTAGCTGACCATGTTCCAACACAAGAACCTTATGGTTATGAAGAAAACATTGTTACACCTACAGATGCAGACCCATACTTAGAAATTAAAATACTTAGTTCTGATGGTTTTGAAGATAGTCCACCTAACAAGTACACAATATTTTTTGCTATGGCTACTGGTGTTGATGCTAGTAGTTACTGTGTATCTACAGACTTTGGTCATACAAACAACACCTGGAATACTTATAACTTTACATTGGCATCTCTAAGAACATATTTTGAGTTACCAGTAGGTACATTTTATTACAGAGTTAGGTCAGACAATGACACAGATAACAGCTACAGTACAATATCTGCAGAGAGAAGCATAGCTTTACCTGACCAAACACCATTTAATGAAACACAAACAGATTGGTCTGCACCTACTACCACTTGTGTAGATACATCTACTACTACAACAACTACATCAAGTACAACTACTGTACCTGATACAACTACTACATCTAGTACTACTTCTTCTACTACCACTACATCTAGTACTACAACTACTACATCTACTACAACTACTACTACAACATTACCTCCTAAACCACCTGAACCACCACCTCCACCTCCTGAACCTGAAAAGGTAGAGGTTGTAATGGATGATGGTTCTAAAGCAGAATATAAACCTTATGAAGTAGAAGATGGCACTGTTGATAGAGATAATCAGCGTAAAGCTAACGAAGAAAAGTATGGTTGTTACATGACTGATGCTCAGATTGAGCGTGGTGATTGTGACACACTGTTTAAACAAGAAGAAGAAACCAAGGAAGAAGTTATAATTATTGAAGATGAAGAACAAACAGATACCAAAGAAGAGCTTCCTGATGATGATGTTGTGGTACCTGAATTGGAGCCTGAAGATGAAGTTAAAGAACCTGAACCTATCAAAGAAGAAGATATTGTTGAAGAGGAAGTTAAGATTGATGTCAAGGAACTTGAAGAAGAGTTTAAGTTTGAAGAAGAAGAAATTATATTTGAGGACATCCCTGAAGAAATAATTATAGTTATTGAGGAAGAGGTTATAGAAGATGAGTTGGATAAAGAGATACCAGGAGATGACATCATCAGAAAAGAAACAATTCAAGAGGAAGATGTCAAAGACCAGGTTGTACAGGAAGTAGAAGTCAAAGACACGCTGTTTAAACAGCCAGTAGATGAGCTTACAGAAGAAGAAGTAGCTGTTGAAGTTGCTGAAGTCGAAGAAATAATAGAAGATATTGTGGTACAAGAGGCCACAACAGAAGAAGTTATAGAAATAATTGAAGAAGTTAATGATATTGGTGTACAAAATTTAGACCAAGCAACTGAAGAAGTTCAAGAAATAGTACAAGAAGTTGTCAAAGAGGCCATAGAAAATGTAGAAGATTTAACAGTTGAACAAGTTGCAGTAGTGGCAGAGGTGTTACAAGTAGAAGAAGAAGATGTAGAAATCATTGCTGAAGCTGCAAAAAAAGATGAAGTTATAGCTGAAGCAGTAGAAGAATATGTAGAGAGAGCTGTAGAAAACGCTGATGTAGAAGATTACAACCTTGCGGATGTTGTCACAGAGATACAGTATGAGGCCTTCCTGGAAAACCCAATAGAAACATTTGTAGATTTAGATTTTGAAGGTATAACGATTGGAAACATAGGAGATGATATGACCCAAACACAAAAGGAAAAAGCCCAGGAAGTGGTAGTTCCAGTTATTTTGACTAGAATAGCTACTATGGCAGCTTTTGTATTTAGGAGAAGTCTATGATAAAGAAGTTATGGACCTGGTTCGTAGCAGCAATAAAGGAAACACTTAACCTTAGTTGGACTTTGGTTGGTTTAGTTATTGCTACACTTACACTTACTGGTTCTGCACAACAAGTCACTGGACTTGCTACTATAATTACATTAGCAGTATGGTTATTGACCATAAGTTTCAGAAAGGAATAATTATGGAATGCTGTGGTGGTGGCTGTTGTGGCGGAAAATAAGTGCTACACAACCATTAATGAAAATGGTACGCATATATCAATATGCGACTGCGAACATGGAGGTATAGGTGAAACTAACTGTAGTTAGACATCAGTTTGGAACTGATGCGACCAATGGTTTATTGTTTATCGATGGTGTATTTGAATGTTATACACTAGAAGACCAGTATCAAGCGGTAAAAGTTATGCATGAAACTTGCATACCCGAAGGTACATACGATATAAAGTTTAGAAAAGAGGGTGGATTTCACGCTAAGTATGATAAGAAATATAAAAATGCACACCATGGAATGTTGCATTTACAGGATGTTCCTAACTTTACTTACATACTTATTCATTCAGGGAATACTGATGAACATACATCAGGTTGCATCCTGACAGGTGAGACACAACAAGACTTAGATATGGGTAAAGATGGGTTTATCGGAAGAAGTGCTGTGTCATATCAAAAAATGTACAGGAAAGTGGCTAATCAATTACTACAAGGTAAGCCAGTACAAATAGAAATCACAACTATTGACAAGCTGTTTAAACAACCAGTAGATAACAAAGCTAAAGACCATGTTGTGTTAGCTGATACAGTGTATGAGAAATTACAAGAAATAAATGGCAATGTATTACAGACAAATGCAATGTTAAAAGGTAGGTTAATACAATAATGTTTGATAAATTTAAAAGAAAAAGAAACTCTGATGGGACATTTAAGAAGGATGTGGCGTGGACCCCTTGGAACGAAGCATGGGAGTACAAAATGTCTGATGATTTAAAAGACATGTTGGAGCGTACTGCTTGGACCTTCATTGAGGCCTTCATTGGTGCATTAACTATTGCACCTTTAGTTGGTATTGAAGCCGAAACAGTACAACTTGCTGCATTATCAGGTGGTGCTGCTGCACTAGCTGTTATTAAAGCATACGCTAAAAAGCAAATTGGCGGTTCTAACACACAAAAAGTATCCAAGTAAATACTTGGGTAATTCAATACTTGTTTTAAACTAGGTATATAAATAGAAAGAGGTGGATAATATGCCTAGTAAAAACAACAAGAAAAAGAAAACTGCTGTTCCTGTAGAGAATGCTAACAATTTTTATAAAGCAGGATGGCAACCTTCTATCGATATAGACCCTAATACAGGTAGAGGTGAAGTTGTACATGTTGGGACTAACCCTAATTATGAAAACGACTTCGATAAAATCATTGAAAAATGGGGGTTCGACCCCAACATCTATGAGATAGATGGCATCTTAAAAGTTTCTTCCTGGAATGCACAGCTAAAAGGTGGCATTGTTGAGACTTTCCACGCATTTAAAGGAACTATACGCAGAAAATCTGCAACTCACGACAAACATTACAACGCCTTGTTTAAACAAGCAGTAAAGAAGCCGCCATTAACTAAGCGTAATCTATTTGGTGGTGATACAGCGATGTTATTTATGATGAGTGACTGGCAACTCGGTAAGGATGACTATGGAGTTGAGGCCACAGTAGCTAGATATGATGTTGCATTACAAGATGCTGTCAAACTATTAAAGAACTACAGAAAAATGGGGATGCAGATAGATGAAATTTATTTAGTAGGAATGGGTGACCTTACAGAAGGGTGCAGTAAATTCTTTTATGACAGTCAGCCGCACAATGTTTCTCTCAACCTTTTGGAGCAATACTCATTAGCAAGAGCTATGATATTTAAAACAGTAGAGACATTCCTACCTCATGTAGATAAGATTATATTGACTGGTGTGCCAGGGAACCATGGTGAAATGACTAGAAGTGGTAAAGGCCAGGTGTTATCTAACAGATTAGACAACTCCGATACCATGCATTTAGAGATAATGGATGAAATATTTGCTGCTAATAAAGCAAGATACAAAGATGTAGAGGTAATTGTACCCGAAGGTTATCACTTAAACTTAGAGATTAAAGGTAAGAAGACTGCGTTCACACATGGCCACATGACCAAAGGTGGTGGTAATGCAGAGGCTAAAATAGAGGCCTGGTGGAAGGGTCAGATGTTTGGTTTCTTGCCAACAGGTGAGGCTCAGATACTTATAACTGCTCACTACCATCACTTTCGTGCTAAAAATCAAGGAGATAGGCACTGGTTTCAATGCCCATCTCTTGATAAATCCATAGACTTTACTCAAAGAAGTGGTTTATGGTCACACCCTGGAGTGCTAACCCTCTTGATAAACGACAGAGGGCCTAGCTTTCCAGTCATTGTTTAAACAGCTAGCAATAAGCTAACGATTAAAGGGTATTGCAGCAATACGCTCAATAGGTACCTTCACTCCCTTACTTCTATTGTCATCTCCTCCTCTAACAAATCCACTCTCGTGGAATATTTCTCTTGCTAGGTTTTTGAGGTCTTCAACTAATACGAAGTAAGTAGCTATGCACTGTTCGTTTTTATCGACAAGCATCAAGGCCCAGTAAGTAGCAGTTGTAGCTGCTATCCCACTATCCTCCCAGTTCTCATCGATATCTTCTTTGCCGAATGGAAGATAACTAAATTCAACAAAATGATTTTTTGTATTCTCCCATATATGCCTTTCAGATTTTATTTCAACTTGATAACCTATCATAAAAGTGTCAAACAACTTCTCCATTGCTACACCTTTGCTATAGTCTCTATCAAATTTTTTATTTCGTTCTGTCATTTGTCCTCCAACATTTACTAGAACTATTCCAATGGTGGTTACCATCGTTGTAGTAAAGCCAGGCCGCATATCTTGTGCTAACCCTGGGGTCATATCTACTACCTTGTATATTTAATTTATCCGAAAGCCAGGCCCAGGTGTCATCGTTAAATTGCCACACCCCGATGTCCCTGGTGCCATTGCGATTAAGGCCTACAGCCTCGGGCCTTCCACTGCTTTCGCAGTATATAATTAAAAGAGCCTGCGGAATATCCTCATCTTTGAAGTATTCAGTGACTAAAGGCTCCCATTCAATTACATGTTCTATCTTCTCTTCTTGCCTAATGCAATCAACAAAAGACATTATGCTTTCGGGTGTCTCGTTTATGGGAACAAGACATAAAGGGAGAATGCTAGCTAAGAGGTTGAACATTGTTCTTCCTGTGTTGCTCGGCCTTCCTAATAGATAAATCTACTAAGTAGGCTCCGCATTCTCTCTTCTCTTTTTTCATGGAGCGTATGTCTGATACATAATCTACATACACTCCACAATAATAATTGCCATCGTTGTCATAGTATGTAGGTTTTGTTGCAGGGCATTTGCCCTTCATCTTACATTCTGTAGATGGCATAGAAGGTATATCAAAATTGTGGTTCGGATATCTCTTCTGTAATTTCTTTTTTAGCTTATCAACTTGTAAGCTAGGTTGTTCTAAAGCCAATGTTCGGGAACAGCCTTATCACCCTTGGCCCCAATGTAGCCGCCCCATCCGCAGCCATTGTTGTTCGGGTTATACTTGCCATTCTGTTGACACATAAAATCGGGCAATCTTTTTATGCCGCTGCCTTCGGGGGCCTCGGCCTTCTTTGCTCTCATATCTTCTATGTCATCACCCTTGTTGCATCCAGGGCATAATTTAAGCTCATCTGTCTTATCTATTACGCCTTGTTCAAACACCTCGCCTAGATTTTCAATAAGGCCTGGGCCTTCTGATGCCTGGAACTCTACAAACAAATCCATAAATGCATCGTAGTCTTGCTCAGTCCACTTTGATACATCAGTTTCTTTGCCTGCATCTTTCCAGTTATTCCATGCGGTTTCTTTTATTTGCTTACGAACTTCCTCGTTAGGTTCGTGGTGGGCAAGGCCTGCACGCAATCTGTTTACCATATCGCTTGGGTCCTCATCCAGGAACTTAGTTGGAACTTCTTCCTTTGGCTTTGGCTTTGGTTGTGGTGCAGGTGTTGTATCTGCATAGTGTTCTTCTTCAGAAGTGTCACCAGTCCACAACTCCAGGCCAATGCCCAGTCTCATGCAGCATCTTTTAATACCATCAGATACAGCAAGTTTAAGCATCTCGCTCTCTGTGATATTTCTATTGACTGCATTCATATCAACATCACCAACTTCTTGTATGGTTTGTTCTGTTGATTTAATATACAATGTGCATGCTGCTCCAATGATGCCATTGTCTTTGCCTCTAACAACTTCATAGGTGAAGTCATACCCTCCAGGTATCACATCTACTAACCTTTGTGTGTAAATGTGGTGCGGCACATATTTCCCAAACTTACCTTTAGGTGCATCTTTAACTACATCCTTCGGGAAGTTTTTAGTTAACGCTTTAAGCGTTTTCTCATCCATTGTTTTCTCCTAACCGAACTCTCCAACCCATCTACGATAGTTGTTAAAGTTCTTCTTTGCGTTTTTATGTTTAATGCAGAACTGCCACCATGTTTCAAAGTCACAATAACTTGTATCCCACTTCTCGTATGGCTTGCAATTCTTATTGAACTTCTTGTGGTGTCGGCATGGATAGCCTTTACCAAAAAAAGTATATGCAGGGTTTCTTGGTAATGTATTTGGCATTACCCCTCCAATATTTTATATACCCTTGCAACACTAATTTTTAAAGTCTCTGCAATCTGCTTGACTTTAATCCCACTGTTTAAACAATCAGTGATGTATTGCTTGCGTATATCTCTCTTCTCTTCTGTCATTCTTTGCAGTCTGTTTATTTCTGCTTGAATGCCACGAAGATTATTCATTACTATAACACTTTGCTCTGTCATATTTTAATCACCTCCGCATCTTCTATACTTGTCTCTAGCACTTGGCATCCATCGATGTTGTTGATATAACCTCTGAAAAAGTTTTCTCTTTCAACTGCGTTATATCTTGAAGTGCTGTCAACTATGACTGAGATATTTAATACCTCTACTTTATTCTTCTTCTTCTCCGCTTTCGGCATCTTTATTTCCTCCTACTAATTGTGTGTCGAATGCTATGGCGAACTCATCTAATAATGCATTCGCCTTGGTTGCGTTGGGTGGCTTTAATTTACCAAAATAAATTTGGCTACCTCCGCAAGCATTTGCTAATTCAATAGCCCAATTTTTTATACTTGCGGGGTCGTTAAAGTTAAGCCTAGGGCCTGGCATGTTGCCTCCTATTCATTTAATTACTTGCTTATACTGGTTCTACTACTGTTTGATAAAGTTTTACCATAAAATAGTTTGAACCTGTGTCTTTGAGTTCACGAACTTTGGCCTTAGCCTCATCTTCATTGTCGAACTCCCACATCATGACACTGCTGTCAAAGATGCTTACACTTTTCACAATGTATTTCATACTCATAGTTTAACCCCTATTGAAAATTAAACAAGTATTGATGACTATTCATCTGCTTGTTTAAACAGCCTGCTGTTATGAAGTCTCTCATCACTTTCGGCTTTCAATTTTTTCCCATAAGTTGGGTGGTTGATTTGAGTGCCACCTCTTTTCTTTGAAGCGGCTCTCCTTCTTGCAGCTCTATTGCTCATTTACTTTCACCATCCCAATATGATTTCTTACCTGTCATAATGTCTTCACGATAAAACTTTGTGTAAGAATATCGTAAAGTTATCTTGCGATTAAACAGATTGAATAAAGTAAATGTTCTACTGCCTCGTTCAGTTGTCCTTGGCATCTTGTTTCACCTCCACTGCTTTTACTTCTAGTCCACCTTGAAGTTCTAAGATAAAACCTTCTTCATTCTTTCCTAGAATGTCGAAGTGCTGTAACACTGTTGGTTCATCTAGCTCTTCTGTAGTCTGCTTTTTAATTGCGTTGTCCTTGCTATCGAACATTATCCATTTAACATCACCTTGGGTGAATGTATTTAGGTTGAACTTAAAACATATAGACACCACTTTGGCATCTGATATTTCTTTATAGTCCATATTCATCATCCTCCTCATCTAAGAGTTTCTTGCGAATAGCTCTTCTGATTTCTAATTGTTGTTCTTCATTTAATTGTTTTTCTGCTCGTGATAATCGTAGCTCTGAATACATCAGCCACAATGACATCACTGTCATCGTGCATAGTACCCCGAACATAAACATTAAGAGAAGTCCTTGCCAACTTAACATATATCCTCATCTCTTTTTACTGTAGTTTCATTAGTATCATCTACTAAATCTACCCATGCTACATAACCACCTAAAGAGTTGCTTACTTCTTTAAGCAATTCTTGCGGTGTCTTTAAGCTAGGGTTATTTTTATCTTGTGTATAGGCATGTATAATTAATTGTGCCATTATTCCTCCTTGTTTAAACAATGAGATTGACTGGTCACTCGAACCAGTCGTTCTCACCATCACCTTCTACTACATCGATGCTTAGGATTTCTTCTCCTGTTTGCTTTGCATCATTTTCATTTGCCCACATGGTCATAAAACGATTAGGCTCATTCAATGCATCTTGTCTTGCATCAAACAATTCGTTCTCTTTCATTGGGTATTGGTATTTGTATGTCACTACCTTTGTAACCTGGAAACTAATCTCCTGGTCATTGGGTAGCGTATCTGCTTGTTCTACCAAACTTTGCTCCTTTACACTCTTGTGATAACACGAATGTGTCCCACTCTTTTGTTGCTTTGTCCCCATCAACACTTCCGATTTCTTTGGCCTTAGCTATTGCTTTGGTCAAGCTGTCGAATGCACTCGGGTGAATAAGGATTGTTCTATCCTCATCTCCATCAAGGGCTACCTCTAACCATACGCTGTATTCGTTAAGGGTATATTCTGCCCCATCTTTTATCTCATTTAGTCCTGGCATAATGCCTCCTTATAATTTAGTGCCTTGTTTAAACAGTTAGCCAAGCGGGGAAGCAAGGCAATTCTTCCCCGAATGACTTTGTATGTGCTATCTTCCGCTCATACTTACCTCCTTCTCTTCGGTCATGTGAAGAGAAGTTAGCGTTCCCTATTGGGTTAGTTGATTGTTACTCTGTGTGTTGTATCACTGAGTAGTCGCATCCAAGTAATGAACTCATTGCTTTTTAGATAGTCCAATACTGCTTGCAAGTTTGTTTCTTCTAACAATGCTCGCTTGAATGGTATGTCTATCTGTTTGATAGTTTTGTACACCATACCATCTATACCTGTCTGTGCTGTTACTCTACTTCGGTCAATGTAGATAACTTCTGCATAGAATACTGGTATCATTTC